GATTGCGCGACGTAGCGGCCAGGTTAGCCGAATTGGCGGCGCTCGCGGCCTGACCGGCGGCGGTCTGCTGGCTGGTCGTCGCTTGCTGCGCGCTTTGGGCGGCGGCCGCGACGGAAGACGCAACGCCTTGGGCGGCATTGAGAATGGCGCTCGCCAGGGCCGGGTCCGCCGTGGCGGTGATGAACCAGTCGGAGTGGGCGCCGCCGCCCCCCGTCGTGGTCACGAGAACCGATAGAAGGCCGCTCGCCGCGTCATAGGCATTGAGGCGACCGGCGAGCCAATTCTCCGGCGCAAGTTCGCTCGCCGCCACAAGGAAGCCCGCGGGGGCAAATCGCTGACGGTCGCCTTCGTCGATGACAAACGTCGCTATCCCAGGGTCGACTGCGACCTGACTGCCCGAGCGCGCCGTCAGCAGCGTTCCAAGATGCGCCGCTGTCTCGATGCGGTCGCGGATAATGAGGGCCTCCTGCAGGGTCGGCAGAAGCGCCTCATCGATCTTCGCCAGCGCCGCCTCTTCGAAGCGGGCGACCTGATCGTCCCAGCCCACGGCTTTTTCTTCGACGGCGTGGAGACGCAGGTCCAAATCCTCGTGGACGCCGTTGAAATAACCGGCCTCGACCTCGTCGTCATCGGCCACCCGGTAGCGATCGAAGCGGCGCATGGGATCAGACCTTCACGAAACTCGCCACCGCGGGGCGGATGGTCTCAAGGATCGCGCCCGAGACAGTGACATCGGGGTCGGATGGATGGAGGGCGATCCCCGCAACGCGAACGGGGCGCGCGAGCGTGATGCGGTACATGGCCTGCGGCTTGATTGTTTCAGCCTCGATTTTCTTCGACATGGGGGCCTCCGGGTCAGATGGCGGTGTCGATGCGCTGTTCGACATGGAACAATTGGCCGGCCGACGTGGCGGACCCGGCGATCCTGATCTTGTAGGCGTTGATAGGCGCGGCGAACGTGAACAGGAATTCCTTCTCGACGTCATGGGCCCGGTCGGAGGAGGGCACATTGCGCGTGACGACCGCTGTAGGCGACACGCTCGTTGCGTAACCTGCTCCAGTGAGCAGGTAGACGGCCAAGGTGTGCTGAGCGCTGACGAATGGGTACAGGCGCGTCACGACGCGGACCTGTCGCGTCGTCATGCCTGCGGGCAGCGTTCGCTCGGTCGAAATGTGGGTGAAGGTGGTCTTGGCGCGCGATACCCGGACTTGCGAGTCGGCCGCATGAATGACAGGCATGAGCTCTGGCGTGCCGGTCATGACGACCCGAAGCGGCAGAACTGCGGGCAGAGCGCCCAGAAAATCCGGCGTCGTCCCGGTGATCGAATACCAGACGTCATCGACCCGCACCTGATAAGTGAGATTGGCGGCGTCGGGCGTGATCTGGGGCGCCAGGATGTCGATGTCGGCGATGCCGCCTGCAAGTTGCAGGGGTTTCAGTTCAACCGACACGCGGGTCGCGGCGAACTTCGCCACATGCACCTTGAAGCGCATATCTTTGGTGAGGTCGCCAAGAAGATATTGACCGTCGGTCGAGAAAAACAGCGTGCCGGAGGTGAAGTTCGATCCCGACACTGTGCCGATGTAATGCGCCCCGCCAGTGATGACGAGGATGCCATAGCGTCCGCCCTGCTTCAGAAGCGTGGGCCGGATCGGAAACAGGGTCCATTCCGGAAACCGCTTGAGATTGCCTTGCGCCAAGGTCGACTGCGCCAGAACCCGGTTCGCATTGGGCGTGCCGTCGGGCCGTGTTTCACAGAGAGCCACAGTGACATTTCCGGTCGGGCCGATCTGGGTAAGAGCGAGCGACAGTCCCGTGCAATAGCGGGCCTGTCCGTTGACGAAGGTCTGGCCAATCTGCACGCCCTGGATCGTCGAGATGACGGGCTGGTAGTCCCAATAGGTCTCGTCAAAAGCGTCGGCCCAGAATTGGCGAACGCGATACCAGGCATGGGCGGCGTTGCGCCCGACTGTTGTGGGGATATCGCCGTTGGCGTTGCGGACTTCAAACGTCTCGCCGCTTTTGGTGAAGACCCCCGTGACCGAGTTATACTGTCCGCCCGACCAGAAGCTGGCGTTGGTGCACACGTTGCGCGTCGCGCCGTAGCGCAGGCGCGTGCGGCTGATGGAACGCTGGATCAGCTGATGGGCGCCAAATTGATAGTCGGCCAGTGGGATCGACTGGACGACCTCGTTGGCCACCGGCGCGCCCACGACAAGCACCTCCGTGCTGGCATAATTAGGAATCATCAGCCCGTCGGCCGACATGGTGACGGAGCCGTTGATCGGGTTATCGAGCTGGAGCGTGGAGAGCGACGTGGCGGCCCACGGGAACCGAACGCCTTCCTCGACGAGCGCGTCATAGCCCGGGGCGCCAAGATCGCTTTCGCCGGCGTCGAGAAACTGGTCGGCCCCGTAAAGCGAATTGAGATCGGAAAGATCAAGGTTCTCCTTTACCACCGCCAGGCTGCCGGCGATCGCAGTGAGTTGGCCTGCCACGAGGTCGGCGAGCGTTTTCATCTGCGCCTTGATGACCGAGAGATCCGCCTCAATGGATGAGGTGATGTTGCGGCGCAGTTCATCAAGCGCAAGCCGCAAGGACGCGATCTGGGCCGCGAGATCGGCAAATTCCGACCGCGTGGGCAGGCTGTCGACGCGCCGACCAAGCGTCGACAGATCCGAGAGGAGCCCATCAAGGATCTGGCCGACCCGCAATTGCCAGGCGGTGATGGCGTCGAGGCGGTCTTTCGCCACATCAAGTTCGGGCGCGGCGAAGTCGCGGCGTATGCTCACAGACATCACGCCCGCCGTTCCCATCAGCACGTCGGCGATCGGGACATAGGCTTCCGGAATGGCGGGGCGCTGCGGGTCGGCGCTTTCGGAGCCTGGAACCACCGAGACCTGGGCCACGCGCTCCTGGATCATGGCGACGGATTGCGGCTCGGTCGCCCGGGTCGTCACGTTGATCAGGAAGTCGCGCGGTTCGATCCCGGAATCGATCGTCTGGCCGTAAACCACGAGGGTCACGATGCGCTGCGCGGCGGCGGGCAGATAGGTAGAAAGGCTCACCGTCGACAAGGCGTCATGGGCGAAGATCTTGCCCGCGGCGTAAAGGCGCCCTTGCCCCACTTGCACGGAGGTGGCGCTGTCGCGGGTGGCGACAAACCCCGCATAGCCTTTGCCGCTCACCAGAAGATCGTTGAGCACGTCCGTGAAGGTCTTGTCTGCATAGGTCTGGATCGAATTGAGATCTGCGAAGGTGACGTTCTGCCGCGACCGGAAGATGCGTTGCTTTTCCATGGATCACCTTCTGATTTCTAGCGTTCATGCCATTCGCCGAGGCGAAGGGATTTGAACGTCCTGCGGTCGCCGAAGCGGATGGGGGCATGGAGCCGGGAGTTGAGATGGATTGTGTCGCGCGCCGCCTGGCTGACGCGCACGGCGTCGACCGCGTTCAAAAGCCCTTGGACGTCATCCTCGACGAGGTGGTCGTCGACGAATTCAAGCGCGGCGTCTGGTTTGCGGCCGACGATGCGGATGGTGAGTTCAGCGGTGTAGGGATCGAGCCGAAAGCGGGCGTCATCGACGAAATCGGTTGAGAGCGGTCGTTGGGCCGGCCGGTTGCGGTCGAACAACCGGATGCTGTCAAAGATCCTGAAACGCGCCCGGGATTCAACGAGCCAGACGAGGTCGATGGGCACATCGTCCGCAAAGAGGCTGACGTCATCGCAGGCTTGCGCCGTCACGCGCTCGGGCCAGGTGGTGAGCGGGGTCAGCGAGGGCCGCACGAGATTGTAGGCGTAGCCGCCGATGGTTTCTTCAGATGCAGCGGCAAGTGAGATGATGCGGTTTGGCGTGTCGGGATCTGCGAGGTGGTCCTGTGAGCTGACATCGTCGCTGAAATAGAGGCCGCCCGCCTCGCCGGGCAGGATGATCTGCTCATGGAACCGGCCACCGCCGGTCGTCACCTGCGACCACAGGAGCGCAACCTCCACGCCATCACGATGCAGTACTGCCTGGCGCCCGAGCGCCTCGCCGGGAGAGAGCCCGTCGTCGGCGAAGAAGCTGGGGCCGTCATCGGCGCCAAGATAAGCGTCCGCATGGTCGGCGGGGCCCGATAGCGCGCTCACCCGGTCAAAACCGTCCCTCGCAAAGCTGCGAATACGGATTTCCGGGAACTGGCGCACCCAGGCGCGACGGTTCTCGTCTCCGAATTCCGGGGCGGCGAAGAAGTCCGATCGCGGTGTGATTGTGCGAACGAGTTCGGCGCCAACGAGCGCGAGATGCGCTCGGTAGCCTGCTTCCGTGGTCTTCAGGCGATGCAGACGCGCCTGCTCGGTGATGACCCACCGCTTGCGCTCGACAGGCCAGTCCGGGTTCCACAGATCAACCGAGCGCTCCAGCGCCAGAAAGGGCAGGAGTTCCGCGGGACAGGCCCAGGGATCGGTCACGTCGCTGACGAGATCGGCCGGCAGATCTATGGCTTGGGCCGCCGCGAGCGACACAGCCTTCTCAAATTCGGTGGCGTTGCGCGGCAGAAGGTGCGTGCCTTCAGACATCGCGCACCACCACGTTGACGGTGATTTCCGTGCAGAAGGCCGCCTCGTCCGGTTGAACGAAGACGTCGGCGAGAGGCGCCATGGCTTCGACCCGCTCGGCGTTGGGGACATGGGCGGCGCGCCAAAGCCCGGAGGCCGCGACGCTCACACCAATGCGATGGCGTTCCCCCGCATAGCCCTGAAGGGCGGCCAGCGCATTCGCCCGAACCAAGACTGGATCCTGACCAAGCGCCACATGCACGGTGAGAGAGACGGTGTACGGCACGATCCGCGCGGCGATGACTGTCACCACATCGGTCACGGGCGCCCCGTCGTCGGTCAGGAGTTTTGCCCGGACCTTCTCGATGACCTCCGGTGTAACCACGCCCTCTGCGGTATTGCCCAGAAGGACGACATCGACATGGCCACGGCCTCGCGCCACGACGCCGACATCCTTCAACGCTTCGAACGCGGCCTGAAGCGCCAGAAACCGATAGGAGCCAATCGTGCCGCCATGGGGCATTGCCTCAGGCGCGAGTTGGGTGCGGCGGCGCAGCGAGGCATCGTTCTCAGACACAAAGCGGCTGACACCGTAATAGGCCGCAATCGCATCGAGATTGGCGCCCGCCGCGAAAGCCAGCATCCGCTGCCGGGCCGCATCATTGATGCGGGCGCGAAGCAGCACCTCGCGATAGGCGAAGACCTCGATGAGCTTGCGGGCGGGCTCGCTTTCGAGATCGATCACGCCGGCAATCGCCGGGAATCTCGCAACGAGGTCATTGCGCATCGACGTGACGATCGCCTCAATATCGAGAGTTTCGACAACGCCGGGATAAGGCAGCGAGGCGAGATCGAAGACGGCGAAGCGTGTCATGCCGTATCCTCCTCGCGCATGATCAGGCCCGCCGCGTTGAGCGAACCATTGACGCGCCGCGCACCCTCGACGGTGTAGTCGCCGAACATGGCCCGCGGGCGGTACTCGCCATCGATATAAAAATGCAGCGCGCCCTCGCGCGTTGCTTTCAGCACCTTGATCTCGCTGACGCGGTAGCGCGGTTCCCATTGCTCGATCGCCGACGTGATGGCGACGAAGAACGGCGTCACCTCTTCCGGCGTGATCAGACGTCCCAGGAGATGGGGCACGAATGAGCCGTACCATTCGCGGATCACTCGCTCGGCGAAGCCCGTCGTGAAGATGTCGGAGAGCGATTGCAGCACATGATCCCAGCCTGTCAGAAGGCGCCCTGATGTGGCGTCGAGCCCAACGGACGGATCGGTTGAGTTCATCGCCAAACGCGTCCTGCCAAAAGTCTAGGCGATCCAAATCGAGGGGCTAAGCCCTGCTCAAAGGGGATGAGCGCTTCCCGATACTGTCGAGTGATCGGGCCCCATGCGGTTGGGCGCGTTTCGACCCTAAGTGGATTGCGCCGTCGAACAAGGCTTCGTTTTCGGTATTGGCGCAAGCAGCCGCCGTTTAATTTTTCATCGTCGATTGTCTCGAAGTTTCCTGACAATCTGTTCGCCAGCCTTGGCGCTGCAAGGCGCATCCCTGTTGACTAGGCTGGCATATCGAACGCAGGTCCGCTCCCCGCTCGTCAGGATTAATGTATGTACATTATTGTTGACATCACCGATTTTCTGTAGTAACAGAAATTCTGTATGAAGGTCGAGTATGATGAGGCCAAGAGGTCCAGGACGCTTGAAGAGCGGGGCTTGGACATGGCGCGAGCCATCGAGGTTTTCGACGGCGACACGCTGACAGTCGAGGATGATCGGATCGACTATGGCGAAGCCCGCTACATCACGATCGGATTTATGGGTGAACGGATGGTGGTTCTTGTCTGGACCCGACGGGGCGACGTTTACCGCATCATCAGCATGAGGAAGGCCAATGACCGGGAAAAAGCGCTTTACGAGCCCCGCTTTCGATAAGGATGACGCCCCGGATTTATCAGCGCCGGAGTGGCGGGAGAAGTTTGCCTCGGCCACGCTGCGCCGGGGGCGGCCTCCTCTCACAAATCCGAAGGTGACCACGACAATCCGTTTGTCGCAGGAGGTCATTGACCGTTTCAAGGCTGACGGCCCTGGATGGCAAACTCGAATTGACGAGGCGCTGCGTGATTGGATCCGGACCCACGACGCAGCTTGACGTCGTCTTTTCTGCCGCATCATCGGTGTGAGGAGAGCGATGACCAAGAAAGAGCGCGGCAGGCCTCTTGATGCTCCGAGCCTCAAGGCTCTGATCGCTGCGGCTCCACTTGATGGCGTCGATCTCAAACGCTTGCGCGAATTGGGCCGAGAGAACTTTGATATGGGCAGCGTCGAGCCGATCACCAGCGAATTGGATTACCAACACGCGCTGACACAAATCGAGGCATATTTCATTCGTGAGCCGGAGCCTGGCACTCCAGAGGCGCTCCATTTCGATGCGCTGGCGAAGCGGATCTCAGCCTACGAAGACGAACTCGAGGCTCAGGCCAATAGCAACGAATAGCTCGTGCTGCGCCCGCCGCCCGGATCCTTGGTCAGGATGCCGCGCTTTCGCAGGTCTTCGATATCGCGCAGCGCCGTATCGCTTGAGCACTTGCCGAGCACTGCCCATTTGGACGAGGTGAGCTTTCCCTCAAAACCGTCCATCAGACGATTGACGATGCGACGCTGGCGCTCGTTGAGCGAAGACTGATCATGGCGTTCCCAGAACCGCGCCTTCGTCAGCACGCGCGACAATGTTTCTTCCGCCCGACCAAAAGCGCTGTCGAGACAATCGAGGAACCAGATCAACCAATCCGTGACGTCGAGGTCTCCTTTCTGAACGGCCTCCAGCGTGTCGTAATAGGCGTTACGCTCGATGCGGATTTGAGCCGACATGCTGTAAAAACGCTGCGGGGAAGCCTCCGCGCGCGCCAGCGCCATATCGGCAATTGCGCGCGCGATCCGACCATTGCCGTCCTCGAACGGGTGAATGGTGACAAACCACAGATGCGCAAGCGCCGCCTTGAGCACGGGGTCGACGTCGGCATCGCCTTCGAACCACGAGAGGAAGGCCCGGACCTCTGCATCAAGACGCTCTGCCGGCGGGGCTTCATAATGCACGCGCTTGCGGCCGATCCGTCCCGATACGACCTGCATGGGCCCGGTGCTGTCGTCTCGCCAGGCGCCAACGACAATCTTGTTCATGCCGCTGCGACCCGTGGGAAACAGCGCCGCATGCCAACCGAACAATCTGTCAGTGGTCAGCGGCTTGCCGTACCCTTGGGTTGCATCGAGCATCATCTCGACCACGCCTTCCACATTACGGTCGGCTGGCGTCAGCGCTCCGATATCGAGACCAAGGCGCCGGGCAAGGGAGGAGCGAACCTGATCCTTGTCGAGGAGCTCGCCCTCGATCTCGCTTGATTTGAGCACATCTTCGGTCAGTGTCTGAAGGACGGCCTCCTCACGGAATTGAAAGCCCAAAGCCTCCATGCGGCCGACCAGCCGCCCCTGGCGATGGCGCACGGCGGCAAGCCGCGCGACGAGCGCTTGGTCGTTCCAGCGAAAACGGGGCCAATCCTTGAGCTCGTGGATGTACATTCTTATTCACCGCATCAGGTGCGGTGAATATAGGCCCTAATCTCCGCATGGAGCAAGGCCTATTCTCCGCACGACTTGCGGCGATTAAGGCCCATATTCTCCGCACCCCCGTGTTCGCAGGCTCAGTTGGCGGGAACATCGGTCAGCCCGCCGCCAGGGATGACCCCGCGGTGAATGTGGGTGGCGCCTATGTTCTTGGCCTCGTGAGTGACTTTGCCGCCGGTGATGGCGAGGCCATCGGGGGTCACCTTCAAGTTAACCCCGCCAACCTGAACCTGAAGAACTTCCTCGCGGATGGTCAGGCGGACCGCGCCGAAGGTTAGGACGTGCTCATCGCTGGCCGTCGAGGGCGAGGCGTTCTGGTCGCTCCACGTCATCGGCAGGACGACAGCCTGACGCCAATCGCCGTTGGGGGAGAGCGCCGTGAACTGCTGCCCCTTCGAGGGGGGCGTGTGAACCTTCAAGGCGCCTGCGATCTGCGCATACGGGACCCAGGGCGAGAGAAACGGCCCGCCGTTAATGTCCTTGCCGAAATTGAGCCGCACCCGGTGACGCGCGGGGTCGACCTCTTCGACCGTACCGTGGCGCAAGACGCCGGAAAACCGACGTTCGAGTTCGGCGATGCGCGCGGCAAGTTCGACGACCTCACGCATCAGCGGTCCGCTCCATCAATGCGCCACGCTCGACGACGATCGGGGCGCGCCCGCCCGTCAATTGCGCCTCCTCAAATGACTGCGGATCCCCAGTCAGATCGGATAGCGGTCCAAGCCCGATGGCGTCGGCTGTCGTGAGATGGATACCAAGCATGTTGGCGGCCCGGCGCCAGTCTGCGAGCGGCGCTCCTTCGATTTCGCTGCGCAACATTTGGGCGATGGGCGCCAGATCAGCATCGCTCTCCATTACGGCAAGCAGATCAGCCCAAGCCGTCCCGACGGCGATCGAAGCGCCGTCGCCGGGGGCCTCGATCAGATCGCAGGTGAGAACGATCTGGCGGGCTGCAAAGCGCACGCCTTTTTCCACTGAAGCGCCACGACGCGACAGGCGGCGCGAAATACGCGGCACGAGCTTCATCCAGACCCGCGACCAGTCGCTGCGCTCGCGCGTCAGCGCGCCCATGACCTGATGCTCCATGAGGTCGAGCGCCAGCTCCATGCCCTCATCAGTATGCGGGATTGCGATCATCGCCTCTGCATCATCGCCCGCCGGCAATTCAACCCGCGCGGCGATGGCCGCCTCAATGACGAGCTCGCAGGAAATCTCGCCGTGGAAGAGATCACGGCCCGTCACCTCCATCTCATGGTCATCGGTCGTGACGATCAGGATCGGCTGGCGTTCTTCCGCTATCGTCTGGTCGATGGGCGCAATGGCGCTGTCGAAGACGCGATTTTCCGCAAGGGTCGCGCCGCGCAACGCGCGGGCAGCGGCGATCCGCATGGCGAGACGTGCGAGGCTCATGCGCAAACATCCTCGCGCACGAGGAGCAGATTGAGATCGCCCATATTTGTCGGATGAACAGCCGAAATCGTAAAAGTTGGCGCCTCAGGGCGTTCCGGCAAAGTGAGAAGATCTCCCCTGGCCGGTCGAAACCCCAAAGCCTCGACATCGGCGCGGGCGATCCAGAACTCTGATTGCTCGCTGACGAGACGGCCCGTCCCCTTGAACTCGCTTCCCCGCGTCTGACCGCGCAGGTCTGACTGGGCGCCATGAGCCGAGAACACGCCGCGCACCATGATGGCGGGGCGGTCTGCATCGGCTACGGCCTCGGCATAAGGCGAGGCCCGTCGCGGCGTGAGGATGGCGTCCTCGCCGAACGCCTCTAGCGCTGCGCCTGCGGCCCATCGGTCGAGCTCATCGAAGGCCGACATCATGACGGGCCTCAGGTGCGTTTACCAGGGATCAGCACGCGCGGGCGCGTGCAATAGTGGAGGGCGTTCATCTGGAACTCCAGATTGACGCCCTTGCCGTTTTGCATCTCCCACTGCTTGCCGTAGAGGCGCTGACCCGGGGTGTTGACGGTCTCGATGTAATCGGCCGGTCCATACACCGTGCGGAACAGGCCCGGCACACCCATCGGAAACAGGTGGCATTTGTTGGGGTCGACACCGACGCTGCCGCCGCCCCGGTAATTGGCGAAGGTGACGCCCCCAAAATCAAACGAGCCCTGGAGGCCGCCGGCGCCCGAATTGATGTAGGCGCCCCGCAGGCTCGCTGCATCCGCATAGCCTTTGTAAGTGTCGCGCACCTCCTTGTGCGCGATCAGGTCGTCGAAGAAGGCGTCGCCGCAAAGCGCCATGACGCCCGTATATGGGATGCCGTCGAGCGTCGCCGCCATCTGCCGGATGACCCCGGCGCATTTCTTGCGCAGAACGCCCTCGGCAGGTGTGGCGTTGTCGAGGTCGAAATCGATCTCGGCCGCCGGCGTTTCGCCGAACTCGGCGAAATAGTCGAATAGAACCGCCCCGTCGGCGTCGAGAAGACGACCGGTCTTCAGGATATTGATGCGGTGGTACTCCTCCGTCAGCGCGAAGAACTGGGAGGCTTCAGCTGCCCGGTCAGCGATCTTCATCTGCAGGCGTTCGACCGCTGTTTCCTCGCCAAAGACACGGACCTGCTGGACCTCGTCGGCGTTGATCGCATCATCCACCTGAAAGTGGGGAATGCGCAGCGTGCGCATCGAGCGCTTCGCCTTGCCGAAGGTCTGGCCCGGACCGCCGCGCGGACTGGCCTGGATCAGCATGCCGGCCTGCGCCTTATCCTTCTCGATCGCGATGTCGAGCGTATCGATGCTCACCGTCTGAAAGAGGCCCATCTGGCCGATGGCGGATGGGACGTAGGAGATTTCGCGCAGCGCATCGGTGAGACGCATGACGCTGAAAGCGTCTTGGTTGAAGATATTCAGAATGGACATGAGATCGAACTCCGAAAATTAGCGTACGATGACGCCGAGGCTCTTCAGCGCGTCATGCGCTGCGGCCTTCTCAGGCTTCTGGTCGCGATCGGCGTGGTAGGTGAGGCACGCGCCGTTCACCTCGGCGTCGCGGACGATCGCCGAGACGCTGACGTCCACGCCCGTGGCGTCGGCGCCGTAGATATTGATCGCCGAAGGGATCTGGCTGCCGTCGGTCGCGCCCACGGCGCTGGCGACGTACTTGCCCGTCGCCGTCACCTTGCCCAGCACCGTGCCGGGGGCGATGACGCCGGCCCCGGCGGCGATGGTGATGGCCTCGCGGGAGCGTTGGCCGTTGGCCTCCGAGAGGATGAACTCTCCCGGATGACGGGGTTCAACGAGAACGGTCATGGCGGTTTCTCCTCTCAGACCTTGGCGAAGCGGCGGTTGGCGCTGGCGACGGCCCGGCTCCATCCTTCCTCGACGCGGGCCGAGGGGTTGGGACGCTCAGGCTCGCACCCAAAGCCGGGGCCCGCGCTTGCGCGTTGGGCGAGCGCCTCGATGCCGCTCTCCTTGGGCGAGGCGCTCAGGATCTTCTCGGCATCGGCGACGCTGAGCGAGGTTTCGGTCGCCAGCATCAGCGCCTGCTTCTCGCGGCCCCGAGCGACCTCGGCGCTGACGATGGCGCGCACACGGGCGCGCTCGTCCAGACGCGCGGCGGCGACTTCCTCCAGCCTTGCGGCCACTTGGGGCGCGAGGGCGTCCATCCGCGCCAACTCGCGCATGGGCTCAGCGGCCGCCTCTGCGGCCGGCGCAATCTCGTCGGCGCTCATGGATATCCCTCCTTTGCGAGCGTTACGCCCGGACGGGCGGGTGGTCTGTGACAGGGACGCCAGAACCTCGTCGAAACTGGCGATGCGATCAGCGAGCCCCCGGGCGATGGCTTCGCTGCCAATGAAGGTTCGGGCTTGGGTGGCGCGCGCCATGTCAGCGGTGAGGCGGACCCCGCGGCCTGCCGCAACCACCTTCAGAAACTGCTGGTAGTGGGCGTCGACGCTGGCCTGCAGGTCGGCGCGAACAGCCTCGGACAGAGGCTCGAACGGGTTGCCGTCGACCTTGTGCGCCCCCGCAAAGATCAGCGTCGGCTTGAGGCCTTGGGCGGCGAGTTCGCCAGAGCGGTCGGCATGCAGCATCACGACGCCGATCGAGCCAACGATCGAGGTCGGCGAGATGACGATTTCAGTGGCCGCGCTGGCGAGCCCGTAGGCGGCCGACGCCGCCATGTCGTTGACGAAGGCCGTGACAGGCTTGGTCTGGCGTACCGAGCGGATCAGTTCCGCCAAACCCGCCATGCCGGCCGCTTCACCGCCGGGCGAGGAAATGTCGAGCAAGATCGAGCGTACTTGCCGATCTGATCCCGCTGCGCGCACCTGCGCTGCGATCCCCTCGTAGCTGGTGAGGCCCGAGCGGCTGTCGAGCCAGGCGCCGCGGTTCACCAGCGTATCGAGTACCGGAATGACGGCGACTCCGTCAGCAACTCCCATCATGGACGTGACGGCGTCTGCGCGACGGGACAACCCTGCGAGCTGAGCCGCATCGGGCGTTTGCGCCGCCCCATCGGGAGCCAACAGTTCGGCGTCCAGC